GTCTAAACACACAAGACAGCTCTTTAGACCTAGAGCAGGGATGGTCTCTGGTAGCTAATAACGCTGTCATTGACAAGTTTGGTCGTATAGGCGCACGTAAGGGCTGGCTTCCACAGAACACAGCTTCGGGGCCTCTAGGCTCTGCTGCTATACGCACCATTTCTGAACACGTAGACGATGCGGGTAATGTCTTCACATTGGTGTTTGGAAACAACAAGGTGTTTAAGCTAACAGGTGGTGCTCTAGTAGAACTCACCTATGGAGGTGGTGGAACAGCTCCGACAATAACAGGAGACAATTGGAGCGTGTCTAACATGGGGGGAGCAGCTTTTGCTTTCCAACGAGGACATGACCCCATTGTGTTTGATTCTAGTGTCTCAGCGTCCACCTACAAACGTGTTAGTGAACTTGCTGGTTACAACGGCACAGTGCAACAAGCCAATTTCAGCATGAGTGCTTGGGGACGTATATGGAATGTAGACACAAACACCGAAAAGGGACTCATTCAATATAGCGACATTCGCCACCCTGAGCACTACAACACAGGAAGCGCAGGAACATTGAATGTTGATACGGTTTGGCCTAATGGTAACGACACCATTACAGCTCTAGCAGCTCATAACGACTTCTTGTTCATCTTTGGTACTCAGAACATATTGGTGTATTCGGGAGCTTCGTCAATAGCTGACCCCTCTCCTACATTCCGTCTCGCAGACACAATTACAGGCATTGGATGCATTGCTAGGGACAGTGTACAGAACACAGGCAGTGATGTCATCTTCTTGTCTAAGACAGGCGTGAGGAGCGTGCTCCGAACCATACAAGAAAAGAGTGCTCCTCTACGAGACCTCAGCAAGAATGTTCGTGATGACTTGATGCGTACCTTAGATGGTACAGACCTAAGCCTCGTAAAGAGCGTTTACAACCCGTTAGAAGCCTTCTACCTGCTGACAGTGCCTATCACCAATCAGGTCTATTGCTTCGACACCAAACAGCCCCTACAGGACGGAAGTGCTCGTATCACCACATGGGACAGCATTACACCAACCTGCTTCTGCTCCTTACGGGATGGTAGTCTTCTAATAGGTAAGGCTGGATATGTCGGGAAGTATACAGGCTATTTCGACAACACATCTACCTACAGATTTCAATACTTCACCAACCATGCTGACTTAGGACAACCAAGCATAACAACAGTGCTAAAGAAACTAAGCATTGTGGTTATTGGAGGTAGTCTTCAATACGTCACTATCAAATGGGGCTACGACTTTAGTAGCAACTATCAGGCTCAGAACGTACAGATTCCTGCTCAAGGAGAAAGTTTCTACGGGGTGTCTGAATATGGTATAGCTAAATACTCAGATGGTGTTGCTTTACAAACTTTAGTGGCTTACCCCACAAGCAGCGGCAAGATTGTTCAGACAGGGTATGAGAGCGACATTCAAGGCTTCCCTTTGAGCATACAGAAATTAGAGATACAGGCCAAGAACGGCAAAATTGTTTAAGGAAACAAATGACAAATTATGTAAAAAGTACAGCCTTTACCTCTAAGGACACGCTCCCTAGTGGTAATGCTCTTAAAATTGTAAAGGGAGCAGAGCTTGACACTGAGTTTAATAACTTAGCCACCTCCTCAGCTACCAAGGCAGACTTGTTGTCTCCTGCTTTCACAGGCACACCAACAGCACCCACTGCTGGTGTAGGAACAAGCACTACACAACTAGCCACCACAGCTTTTGTTGTTGCAAACACCTCTCCAACAGGCAGCATTGTCATGTGGCCTACAGCAACAGCCCCTACAGGCTTCTTGTTGTGTAACGGAGGAACAGCCAACCGTATTACTTATGCTGCTCTGTTTGCCCTCATTGGCACTGTCTATGGGGCAGGAGACGGAAGCACAACCTTTAACCTTCCAAACTTCAACAACCGAAGCCCTATTGGTGCTGGTGGTTTGTATACAGCAGCGCAGCAGCTAGGTTCTAAAGATGCTGTTGTTGTCTCTCACACACATACAGCAACAGTATCTGACCCTACTCACGCTCATACGTTCACGAACTATTCAACAGCGGGAGGAGGCTCTACAAGTCCTCTTATTGGCAGTTCCAATACAACATTCACTCAATCAACCTCAGCAGTAGCAACAGGTATTACCGTGGGCATCTCGACAGTAGGTAGTTCAGGCACAGATGCAAACCTACAGCCTTCTCTCGGCATCTTCTTCATCATTAAAACTTAAGCGCAAGGACATATAAATGTTACCATTACTTTTAGGAGCAGGTGCTAGTCTTCTTGGCGGCTTTATGCAAGGGGAAAGCAACAAGAGCGCAGCTAACACACAAGCCAACGCACAGCTAGAGAGTGCTCGTATAGCAGCAGATGCTCAACGCTTTCGACCTGTAGGGGTTACAACAGCCTTTGGTAAGAGCAACTTCGGTACAGATGCTCAGGGCAACCTAACCTCAGCGGGTTACACCCTCAGCCCTGAACTAGCAGCACAGCGAGATGCTTTCTTAGCACAAGCAGGTGGCTCTGGCATGAACATGATTCAGCAGGGACAACAGGCTGGTCAAGGGCTGTTCAACCTAGGACAGGGCTATTTAGCCACATCGCCTGAGCAAGCAGCTCAAAGCTGGATGCAAAAGCAACAAGCCTTGTTAGCTCCTAGTAACGACATGGCATATGCTCGTATGCAACAAAACCTACAGAACACAGGCAGGGGTGGTCTCTCCATTGCTCAGGGAGGCTCTCTAGGAGCAGCAAACCCCGAAGCACAAGCCTATTACAACGCCTTAGCACAACAGAATGCTGGTCTTGCAACACAGGCACAGGCAGAAGGCAGAGCACAAACCTCCTTCGGACAAGGGCTGTTAGGCGGAGGCATTGACCTCACCTCTCAAGCCTACAACCCCTATAAGACACAGTTTGGCTTGGCTCAGAGCTTAGAGACAGCAGGACAAGGAGCCTTGAACATTGGTAGCGAGCTTGGTGGAAGGTCTGCTACAGCAGGAGCTAATGTAGGCAACACCTTGTATCAAGGAGGCACGGCAGCAGCAGCTTCACAAGCAGCAGCCAATAAGCAGAACCCTTGGGCAGATGCCATTGGCGGTGCTTTAGGGAATCAACAACTAATGTCAGGTGTTGCTAATATGTTCAATAGACCCACAGGTACTTTCAAAGCTGACCCCGGTGCTTATGCATTTGGCACAAACTCTTGGGACTAAGGAAATATATGACTGAAATTGTAAAAGGACTATTTGGCTTCTCTCCTCAAGAGCTTGCTATGCAACGTGACCAAGAGCTGACAACAAAGGCTAATGCCTTTGCTCAATTGTCTCCTGAACAACGAGCCACACAAATGCTCTACAGGGGGGGAAACCAGCTTGCAGGAGCTGTTGGTGGTATGCTAGGAGCACAAGACCCACAGATGAAGAAAAGCAGCGACCTACAAGGCATCCTCCAAGGGGGAGACCTAAACTCGGTTGAGGGTTTAAAAGCAATGGGTGACAAAGCAGCAGCTTTGGGCTATGGCACAGAAGCACAGCAGATGTATGCTAAGGCTCAAGAGGTAGCTCAGTCTCAAGCAACCACTCGTAAAGCAACAGCAGAAGCTAAGAAAATAGAGCTGTCTTCTCAACAAGAAGAACAACTACGTACAGAGCTTTCTGCCCTTCCTCCTAACGCCACAGAACAAGACGTGATGGCTGTTATGGTGAAGTACGGAAGCCCTGATAGGGTGTTTGCAGCCTTGCAAACATCACAGGCTCGTAAGGCGAAGGCAGATGCTGATATTGCAGCAGCTCAAATAAAAGCAGATGCTGATATTGCAGCAGCAGCCCAACGAGGTGCGGATATGCGTACTTTGCAGCAAATGAAGATTGATTCAGACCAACGAATTGCAGCAATGCGGTCAGAAGACAGGAGAGATGCTGCTGCTACTAAGAAAGCAGAAGCAGGTAACAAGCCTTTAGCTCCTTCTTTACAGAAAGGTGAAGATGCTGACTTAGCTCAAGTGGATAACCTGTCGGCTCAACAAGAGGTGTTAAGAGCAGCCATTGCTTCTGTAACGCCAGACCCTAAGACAGGACAGTCTTCTCTTGTCCTTGGCCCTATTCGTAACATGAAATATGAGGCTGATAACTTGTCTGGTAGTTCTACACCACAAAGCCGTGCTTATGCCAACTTAAAGAGTTCGGTTGATAGTGCTGTCAACTTACAAGTTAGTGCTGAAAAAGGTGTTCAAACTGATGCTGACGTGTTGCGTTTTGCCAAGGCTCTTATTGCAGCTTATGGACGGAACGACACCAAAGCAACACAAGAAGCCTTAGTGAAATACAACGGTGCTATTGTCACAGCTCAGAACAAGCTCAAAGGGCGTATTGATAGCCGTAGGAAGTCTCAAGGAGTAGATGTTTATTATAAGGATGACCCAACAGCAGGGACAGCAGCCAACCCTATTAAACTTAACTAAGGAAATATATGGCGGTTTATGAATATAACGGGAAGGTTTATGACCTCCCTAATGGGTTGTCCAACGATGAGGCTCTTACTAAAATACGAACAAGTTTAGGAGAAGATCTTTCTACACCTATCCCCGGCTCTCAAACAGAAGAACTAGCTCAAGCCAATACACGAACCTTAAAGAAGGCAGGTAGTTTTGTTGAGGATGTAATCCGAGGAGCAGCAGACACAATGACCTTCGGCACTGCTAATAAAATGGCTGCTAAAGTGGATGAGATGCAAGGAAAAGGGACATACGAAGAAGCCCTAGCAGCTCAACAACAACGTGATGCAGAAGCAGGAAGTGGAAGGCTTGTCGGACAAATTGGAGGAGCTTTTGCAAACCCTCTAGCTCGACCAATAGCTGCCGTATCAACAAGAGTAGCACCTGCTCTCAGAGTAACTCCTGAAGTGGTTAATCCAACCATCCAAGGAGCTTTGTACGGTGCAGGTAGTGCAGACCAGAACCAAGGAACAGCAGCGGCTTTCGGAGCAGCTACAGGTCTTGCCACAGGCGCAGTATTTAACATTGGAGGGAAGGTTGCTGAAAGTGTCTTTAGGACACGGGCTGCTAAAGACCTCCCTACGCCACAAGCTGTACGAGATAAAGCAGGAGCCATTTATGACCAAGCTAACAGCCTTGGTGTCACCCTTCAACCCACAGCTATTACAGGGGGTCTTGCAGACTTACGGGCTGCCCTTGCTAAAGAAGGGGTAACTCCCACTAGCGCAGCAGCAGACGATAAAGAAGCAATGGCTCTTATCGGTAAGCTAGAGACAATGGCTACAAACCAGCCTGTCACATGGCAGGTAGCTGAGAAAATGCGTAGTGTAGCTGCTGGTGTTGCTAGGGATAAGAACTCCAGCGACACGCTTAAACGACTAGCAGGACAGGTCGTAGAGAAGATTGACGATACAGTTGCCAACTTAAAACCTACTGATTTTGTTAAAGGAGCTGCTGATGCGGGTCAAGCTATGAAGCTAACCACTGAAGCACGACAAGCATGGAAGCAATCTCGTAAAGCAGACATCTTTGAGAACATTCTTACTAAAGCAGAGACAACAGCAGGTCAACCCGGACGAAGCGAAGCTAGGGAAATTCAGACAAAACTAACTTCTTTAATCAATTCAAAGGAGTTTAACCTGTTCTCTAAACCAGAACAAGAGATGATTAAAGCTGCTCAGAAGTCTTCTACTACAGACAAAATTGCAAGTATGTTGTCTAATCTACAGATTGGAAAGAGTATGTTCATTGGGGGTGGAGCTACAGCAACAACAGCTTTTGTAGGAAGTCCTATGCTGGCTGCTGGTCTACAGGCAGCAGCTTATGGTGCAGGAGGAGCAAGGAATATAGCTAAGAGAAGTGAGGTGACAAACCTCTCTAAGGAAATTGCTTCAGGTACTCGTTATAGCCCTAAGATTAACACTGACTTAATGAACTACATTGCTGGTGCGGGGGGTCTTATGACTGCTCCCGGAGGCTTACGATGAACTTTGGTACTAAAAGCGAGGCTTTCTTAGCCTGTGTGCATGAAGACCTACAGAAGGTGATGCACAAGGCCATAGAAGCCCCTCCTTACGACTTCAGCATCACAGATGGTCTACGAACGCTAGAACGCCAGAAAGAGCTTGTAGCAGCAGGTAAGAGCAAGACCATGAACAGCAGACATTTAACAGGGAAAGCTGTGGATGTCTGTGTGCTCATTGATGGGAAGGCTTCATGGGAGTTTCATAAATATGAGGAGCTTGCAGAGCACATCCTTGGCATAGCTAAGGAGCTAAACATTCCTTTAATATGGGGAGGCTCTTTTAAAGGCTTCAAGGATGGCCCTCATTTTGAGCTAGATAGAAAGGTGTACCAATGAGCTTGTTATTAGCCCTGTTATACCCTATAGCCATCCAAGGCACTAGAGGAGGGCTGTGGTGCTTGCTGCTGCCGATTACTATAGTGGCGTGGGTAATTGACATTGTAGCAAACTATACAGAACTAGCCCTGCTCACATGGGACTTCCCTCGAAAAGGGGAGCACACCTTCAGCACTCGCTGCTTGAGGCTCATTAAACAAGACGGGTGGGCTGGCTTTGTTGGTCGTAAGACACAAACCTTCTGCAACTTCTTTTACAAAGGACACATATAATGGGAGTTGATAATATTCTAGGGCTTGTCTCTAAGGTGTTTGATAAGGTGTTTCCAGACCCTTCTAAAGCAGCAGAAGCAAAGCTAGAGCTGATGAAGCTACAGCAGAACGGGGAGCTAGCAGCAATGCTTGCTCAGACAGAGATAAACAAGACGGAAGCAGCTAGCAGCAGCATATTTGTAGCTGGTTGGAGACCGTTCATTGGGTGGGTGTGTGGACTAGCTTTGATGTATCAATACTTGGTACGTCCTCTGGTTATAGCCTTCTTCCCTGCTCTGTCCTTCCCCGGTCTGGATGACAACCTATGGCAGCTAATGATGGGAATGCTAGGGATGGGTGGTCTACGAACATTTGAGAAGACAAAAGGTGTTGCCGCATAAACAATAATAGTTTCCTCCTAAGAAACAACAAAGCCGCTAGAGGGAAGTTCCCTTTAGCGGCTTTTTCTATGCCTGTTTCTCTTTCAAGGGAATACCTCCATCATCTCCGTCTAGGTATATTTCAATACGAAACACACCTAATGAAATAGTGATGGTGGCACAAGCAGCTCCTTCGTTTGGAATGTTGCCATCATCGTCCATCTCATAGGCAACACCACTCTCGATGCCAAACACCAAGCCAGATATCCAATCTACGTCAATTTGCATAAGTTTCTCCTTTGTATGCCTTCGTCCAAGGCTGTCCTGTGTCCCTATGAAATACTATTTCAGTGCAAGCCTCTTTCAAAGCCTGTTCTGCTGCTCGTATAAACCTAGGCAGACTGCCTTGAGACATAACAATCTTAAACACTTCTAGTTTACCTGTGCTTTCGACAGCTCTTGCCATGTAATAGCACCCAAAGCTGCCTACCCATTGTCGAGGTAGTTTGTCGTAATAAACTATCACCGTTGGCTCCTTGTAAATTGATGTAAGAAGACACCAAAACAATCAACAAACACTTCGTCATGTTCATTACGACCCATAGTGAACATAATAGCATGAACTAGCTCATGGAAGAAGGTTTGTTCCGCATAGGTTTTATGCAGCCCTTCTTTGATATAAATAGTAAAGGTGGCGGGGTCGCACCTCCCCAAGTCGGTCATTTCAGGAACCATTTTCACAGTCCATTCACTTCCAGCTAATGAGAAGGTGCTTGGTATTGCTGTTTTAGCAGCAGCCATTATACACCACAGGAACCGCCCTTGCCAGTGATTTCACACAAATCAACTTCTTCATACACTACGTCCTTATGTTTCAGTGCTTCTTCATAGGGCACAGAGGTTAATGGTTGACCGCCGCGACTCCCATCTGGATAACAAGTAAAACCGCGTAAGCGTGGGGCATATTTTGCAAGGACAGCTGTAAATTTATCAACCTCTCCTGCGTTATTGAACTTTGAACCCCAACTTGGCAGGTTGATAGTCGAGCTAATAGACATATCCACATAGTCCTGAATGTCGGCTTGGAACTTGATTCGTTGCTCATAGTTTTCACTTAGGTCAATAGCACTTTCAATCTTGCTTGGGTCAACTCCATATTTGTCGATAAGGATTTGAGCTGTTCCGTCAATGACATACTGATACTTCCACTTTGTCCCTTCCGTGAGAAACCTTCGTTTATATGCCACAGCAAAGAGTGGTTCAATTCCTGTAGTCGTCCCTGCAAGAATGCCAATGCTGCCTGTAGGTGCAATAGCTCTGTAAGCTGCTGGTCGGCTAATGAAGAATCGGTCACAATGTTCATCTGCTGCTCGTTTACTTTCATCTCGGTATACCTCTAGCCATTTCTTTAATTCGGGGACTACTTCGTATGGGTGTCCTTTTTTGAGCAGCCATTCGTGAATTCCCATAAGTCCAAGTCCAAGTCGTCGATTTTTCTCACGAACTGTATATACTTTTTCGTAGGGAAGATCAGCCCGGAGTGTACCACAGACCAAGAACTTAGAGGCAAGTTCCACAATGGACTTGAACTCCTCCAAACTCGTAACGTTGCCCAGATTAATTGACCCCAAATTGCAAACGTCACTATCGTCTTCTGATGTAACCTCAGTGCAAGCGTTTCTAAGAGTTTCATTCTGTTTATCCCCAAAATTAAAGCTAAAGCCCGGTTCTGCTGTCTCCATAGCTTGTCGTACATTCTGCTTAAACACAGCATTGTTCTCAAGACCACCAACTAACGAGGCATCGTCATAATTCACTGAAATGTTAGTCATGTCCAATGGAGCAGAGGCATTAAAATCTTTTGCTTTCATGGCCTTGATGTCTTCATTCCAGTTCTTCATGGTAAGAAACTTCTGAATGTCATCATGCTGCCAATTAAGACTAGCATAGATGGCAGACCTACGGCTTCCACCCTGCATCACATTACGACCAATCTCATTGATAGCGTTCATCAATGGAATAGGGCCACTGGCAGTGCCTCCTGTACGACTCAAAGCCTTCCCTGAAGGACGGAGGCGGCTGTAGTCAATACCAATGCCTCCACCTGTCATTAAACAGCTCATTGCTCGCCATGTAACGTTGCTCCACTCCTCTCGTGTGTCTTCTTCAGCACGAAGCAGGAAACAGTTGTTATATGCCTTGAACGGACGACCTGCGTAGTACAGGTAACGGCCTCCGGGCAGAAACTTCATTTCCTTGATATATTGTGTCAGAAGTTTACGGTCAGTTTCTGACATAAGGGTGCTGGTTGTACCTTCACGGCTACCACATACGTCTTCAACTAAACGCTCTGACAACTTAGCCCATGTGTCTCCCGGCCCTTGGGCGTACTTAAAGCGAAACACATTCTCTGCAAAACTATTACGAAATTCATTCATGCTCATACTATTCTACTTCCTTTAAAAACCTGTCCATATTGTCTTCTATAATCTCCGCAAATGCGGTGATAAGGTCTCTGCTGCTGACGTTCAACAGCTCCAGCAAAGACACCTCATCAAGCCTTTCCAGCTTCTCTTTCAGTTCTTCAAGCAACACTGTCATCTTCTTCGTCTTCATCAAAAGCCAACAGGAACAGCAAACAACACACAGCGTGTGCTAAATGGCTCTTATGGCTTTCAGCATCAAATTGCTCTCCTTGTCGCCATGCCCAAATGTGACGCATAGCAGCATTAAAATAGCGAGTGTCAGGGTCATCAACGTGCTGCCAATTGTCAGGGCTGTATTTGTTAGCACCATAGGTGAGCACCTCTACAACTTCCTTCATCGGGTTAGGTGGAACCAAAGACCACATAGGCTTGTTTCGGTCAAACTTAACACCTAATGAAGGCTTCGCCTCTTTTCCATCTCCACCTGCCATTGCTTGAATGCTCTTGATGTAGTCTTGCATCTTCTCATTAAACTCATGTTCAAAGTAAGGCACACCAATGCGTCCACAGCTCTCTTTATATTGGTCTTTAGTCATTTTAGCACCTCTGCGTTTGTTAGTTTACCGTTAGTGAATGTTAGCTTTACATCTGATTCCCTTTGGGCGGGGCTAGCCCAACTTGAATATGTATAACGATGCTCAATAACATCTTTAGGCTTGATTCGATATTCCAGCTCAGAATCCCACTGTGGGGCATCTTCTTCTGTAACCCATTTACCATGACTTTTACTGCCCAAATACCGAAACTCAACTTCTTGACCGTCAGCCCATGCCTGTACCACCTTAGCAAATTCTTGTTTATTCATCTTTGTACTTCCTCTCTAAGTATTCAATAGACAATAACATCTCATCAAACCCACCATCATGCACATCATTAAGGACAACTAGTCCTCGCCAATGCCTGTTAGAAAGATTGTCCATATAATCTTCGTCATGTAGATAATAGCTACCAGCAACAATAGCACAAATAGGCTTACCATCAGCTCGTTTTCCATATGCTATTTGCTTTCCCTGTTGATGTCCCGCCACGCACGACATATGTAGCTTACTAATAATTGCAGAAGGAGAAGCGGCAGGACGACCCATTGCACCCACAGGCCAATAATGAGAAAACCCAACACCAGCAATAAACACTGGCTTAAGAAAGTCATGTACTTCCCAATCTTTAAGAGAAAGGTGGTCATAAGTCATTAGCCCTTCTAGCATTGGGTTGTTGTTAATAGCACGACTAATCCGGTTGCAGTGGTTGCCTGTTAGAAACACCATACGAGGCTTATACACCTTGTGCTTGCTCTCTTTCTGTGTCTTCTGCATGGCCTTTAAAGGGGCAAGGAGGGCTTCCATGCCCTTGTTCCCTGCCTCAATGTCTGCTAGGTAGCGTTTCCCCTCAAAATACTTACTACCTGCCTTGTCGT